GTTGCGCTTCCGCTTCAATCTCTGCATTACGAGTACTCATGGTATTGAGTGCTTCGGTGGTTTTCTTCAGATTAGTCTGAAGTGCTTCGATAGTACGGACTTGTTCCGCCTGTCGAGTTTCGAATGCGGATATGACTCCCGCCTGAGTTTGTAGTTGGGCCTGCAACTCTTGAATAGTGCCTTGAGTTGTTTTGAAATAAACATAACCACCAAGACCCATTGCAAGGATGATCCCAAATAAGACTTTACTAAACATCTATTTGCTCCTTTATAACTTCTTTTCCTTTCTTACCAGTATGATGGACAATAAGAGGATTCTTGACCGCAATATTATCTACATAATCTAGTCGTAACGTATTGTATTTATGCGGTAACGGTTCGATGATTGACATCTTCATGATCTCATCACCACCCATCATTGCATAGAGAGTTTCTTGGTCACCTACCCATCCATCATTGATACACTGTTCTGCCCATGCACGTAGGATGTTTGGTTTACCCTCCCAAACAACGACACCCGAATTATACCACGCACCATACTCACCACGTCTCTTTGTCCACGGTCTGTCCTCTACCATACCAATCTTAAAGGGTACAGTAAGATCGAAGATGGATGAGATATCTCCAAACACTTGACAATCGGTATCTAACCAACAAACCTTTTCGGATTCTTCACATGCACGTAACATCGCAGAAGGTTTCTTGAACCAACCCTCGGCCTGTGTGAGAACATCTACACATTCAAAGATGTTTTCTTCGACCCAAACACGCATGTCTTTGGACATACCAAAATCCATAATCAACAAAGGAGTGTCGTTATACTCCTTATAGTTTTCCCAGAACCAAGGCAATTGCCACTCTGTGTTGACATCGCACCCTGTAATAAATAATTTATCTAATTTCATTTTATAGTCTCAATTTTGTAATCTTCGTTATAGTTATGCTTTGCTAAACATCCCCGTTCTACTTGAATTGTCGTAAAGGAATCATCAGCCTTAGCAATAAAGGGGTAGTGTTCTTGCAACCAAGGGAAAGTGTCGAGGTGTAAAAATACATCTGTAGGTTTCGCACGATTGTCTCTTGCAATATTAATCAACGCACTAGCACCTCTAGGTTCTACCTGATAGGCATGTGCGCCAGGAAAATATCTTTTGGTGATAAGAGGGCCTACTCCAAGGTGACTAGGTGTGTTCCATTTACCATAAGAAGGTTTTCCTATGTTCATTACACCAGTAAATGGTTTGTTTGGAATTGCGTCTTCCAGAACTGCATCATGTTCAAATATGGTATAAACTTCTTTTGACTCCAAGCATTGTTTCCACAATGTGAAGTGAGATAGGAAGGCAGATAGACAGTTTTCAAAACGAGAGTAAACCTCTTCGAAACCTTTTACGTTGATTCCTTCTTTCTCCGCAATCTTCACGGGGTCATCTTTTGGTGTGATTGCCTTGAACATGTTGATCTCTGATCCATACCTTTCACCAGACAACATACAACGTTCTGCAGCCGCAACTGATTTTGGATTATCAATTATACCAATTACAAAGTTTTTCATTATGTTATCCTGTTGTCGAGGAAGGCCCACCTTGAACTACTGTGTAGTAAGGCCATATCACTTGCATCCAAGGGAAGAATTGTTTACACATTAATGCGTCATTAGGCCACATTCCTATTTCGTCTACTTTATCTAGTAGTTTCTTAGCAGCCCAAGGTTTGATGATGTACGCAGAGTTTCCTGCTAGACCCTGTGGTAAAGGATCGTCTCCAATAGTATCCACGGAAGGAACCTTGTGAAATCCATATTTACCAAACAGTTTACCATGAAAGATAGATGACTTACGTGTGGCACCAATAGGACTATTGAGTCCAAGGATACCTCCGGAGAATTTACCCTCTGGTTTTTGTTTACATGACTCGTGCATATTCTTCCACTTATCTTTAATATCCCACGGGAGAACTGACATCTCTCTAGTGTCTAACCACCTATTCCACCATTCATCATCAATAGCTAGTGGTCTAGGATTTTCGATTTGATGCCAACTGAACTGTCGAATAAACAATGCGTCTTGTTCTAGAACCATGATAGGTTCGTTCATGTCAATACAGTGTTGCCACGCCCGCATGTGTGAGACCATACATGCAATTACTTTACGATGGTCACTTGCTTCATACTTCTTTCGGTACAACCCCGTAGCAATGTCAAGACCATTTGCACGATCTTCTATAGGCCAAGTCCACCTTGCATTTGAAAAGTCACGGTGAGATATGGATATCAATCCATCCCTTGCAGTGTCAGGCGTAGACGCATCCATCACCAGAGGATTGATATACGAATGTGTATTACGAATACTCTTCAACAATCGTCTAGTGCTATGTGTCGCTGCTCCATCATCGGTCAATGAGATGATTATTGCTTTGATAAAAAGATTACCATTCAGATCAGTCTGAGTTGGTTCGGGACTTTCTACCTTGTTAGCCATCTCAATAGCCTCAACCACGTTCATTCCAGTAATTCTTCTGCGCTCCGGTGTCAAAATCAAACCCCCAGTAATCTATGTCATCCTTGTACCAATCAGCAATAATCTGAATGGTCTTATCGGTGTACATGTCCTGATAGGTTCCCTTATGTAGGTTTGTAACATTGCGGGGTTCTGGATTAAACAGAATGCCCATATAATCTTTTATGTCTTCGTTGTAGTTCTCAAATCGAAGTATGTCACACTGTACGGTTCCAAACTTATCCACCACGTGATCTTTGGCTGGATACCATCCACGTACTGCACGATGCCACATATAATCAACACCACCCCACTTATGACGTTCTTCTAGAAACGCTTCGAATGATGAGATGTCTGCATACCCATGTTCACCATAGTGATCTGAACTTTTTTCAACCTCAATAACTTTCTTCGCAAACCAGTAACGAGATACTACACGTGACCACGGATTGCGTACAATTGCAAATGATTTGTATTCTTGACGAACCTCTTTCTTTAAATCTCGCCAACGTGCATGTTCATACCCCATGACATCGCCAACGCTTCTCATCTTTTCTTCTAGGCCTTTTGTGTACTCTCTAGTTCTGTGTATATCAGGAGTACATACAATAATCTGTTTGCGTAAATCTGGGTTCCTACGTATAGTCATCCCACCGTTCTTAGGGATGTGAATGAATATCTTTTGACTACCCATGTTTGATCCTCAGTATATAACTGTCCGGATATGCACCGAAACCTTTAATCTTGGTGGTGCGATAGTCGTAATGTTTTAGGTCATACTTCTCAACCGTGTTCATGAATCGGACGTGTTCGGGCATAGAGTATAAATGTGGTCTTGCATCTGTCCAAGGATTAGACTTCATGCGGTCTAACATCCAAACGTCTTCAATGAAGTATACACCATCTTGGTCTAGTAAGTCAATAAGATTTTCAAATGTTTTTCTGTTTGCTTCGGGCCAGTGTGCACCATCATCAATGATAAAGTCAAACTTAATATCCCCCCACTCTCTTCTTATTTTCATAGCAAGAGCGGCATGAGTACTGTCATGTTTCATCCACTTGACTCTTTCTTCTTTCAGTACATCAATGGTTGATGCTTGATGTCTTTCAAAGATATCAATTGTAAAGATAGTTGCATGAGGGAAATACTCTAGGAAAGCTTCGGTACTCTCTCCCCTGAAACATCCAATCTCAAGAATGTTGAGTTGATCGTATCGACGATCTTCCATATAGGGTTCGTAACAACGGTCATACTTATGTTTTTTAGTTCCCTTGTCACAATCATACTTATCAAACAAATTTCTTAACGTTCCCATTTCACATACATCCTATTTTCATCGGGCATGAACTCTGTCACTCTAAACCCATTTTCTTTTGCAAACTCTAAATGATCTTCAATAGTCCAATTGAAGAAAGGTACTTCTCCAACTCTATTGTTGCCATGATCACGATGGCCTGGATTACATCTCCAGTAAATTCTTGATTTAGGTTTTAATGCTTCTGCAACTTTCTTACATTGCAATCTGATTAAATCTCTATCCCCAAAATTCAAACTACCCAGACAAAGAGCCACATCAAAATGATCTTCATAGGGTGCACCAAATACTTCGAAGTCTTCTATTGCGACAACTTCGTCCGCACCTATATCGGTGATATCGATACCATGCAAATTAGGAAGATGGCGCTTAAGAGGATTAACTCCACAACCGACATCAAGTACTCTTTCTTCTTTTGCAATTTCATCAATTAACCTAAACCCCGTCCAATAGTAACGATCAAAACCAGCGGTACGAGAAGTAGGCCATGTGTTAGTGAAGTAATCTTTTAAAAACTCACGATGTGGATTTGTAGACATAGACACAAATATCCCTCTCATTGTAATTATCAATAACAGCAGGATCAGACATTCCGTAATCACTTAGACCTAATGCCTTTATGGTTCCCCTGTTAGTTGTACATTTAACTATTTTGTTCGTGTTATTATATATGAATTTGTTAATAGCTTTATTTTGCCTTTGAATCTGTAAAAACATATTGTTCGGATTTTTATACCACTGGTAGTTGGGGTATTGAATATCAAACCCTCCACATTCCATCCACCAATTAAAACACTCCCAGTCATTTCTCAGTACCAAAACAATAGGGTACTTCTTATAGTTCTTTAATTGAGTTGCAAGAGTATGTGACTTGATGAGACGTTTCTTACACTGGTCATGATAGGAATTAAAGGGTAAGTCCCACTGATCCTTTTCAAACTCAAACTCCATGCCGGGGTCAAAGTATGAACCCGAATGTAATAGACCATTGTGATGTTTATAAGCTCGATCAGATGACTTGTCAGTGATGTCAAAGTCTACGCATCGCATAAGACTATTCGCCACACTACTCCACCTACTGCCAGGCGCACCTGTCATTAGAACATAGTTATCTTTCACTTTTAGGCCTTAATCCATCCCAAACCTGTTGATCCAACCAGTGTTGTTCTACGTATGTAACATACTTGCGGTTCTGATCTTCTTCTAGATGAGCAAACACTTGTTTGTCCGAGAATGCAATAGGAAAGTCTAGTATCGTAGACAACCACTTTAGGTACATACATTTGTGAAGGTACAACGACTCGTGTGATAGAAATGCACGTTCAACGTTTTGTAGGTTGCGATAATATTCCATCGCTTGTCCCAGAGTGATCTCAAATCGAACTCTCTTCTGTTGCAGTGCATTGATATTTGCATCTCTACAAACAATCGCAATAGTAACTTCATAACCAGCTTCTCTCGCTTCGTCCGCCACTTCCTGTATCTTAGGAACTTGACGTACACCATCATATACGAAAGGTACACTAACATTCGCTACCATGTAACGTCCGGTAAGTTTCTCTTTTGTTTTAGATGGGTCTACCCAACATTCAGCGAAAGGTTCTTCGTCACTGGGAATCCAGTACTTGTCTCCAAAGTCCCATCCATTTACATCCGGATGGACATTGAATATTTTACTAAAAAGGTGATTACCAGAACCCTGTGGGCCTGTTATAATAATAAGTTTTTTATCGTTGTTGTCCGACATAAGTACGTACCTTCAAAGGATTCACTTCATCTGTTGGCCCTGTTCCGGAGTCGGGGGCAAACACGAAAAGGGTTACGTCTTCGTCATGCGTTATGAAATTATGTAGTGTATTACGTTCCATAAAAAAGACAGAACCTTTCTCAAGTCGAAAGTGTTTGTGATTATCTAATTCAATTTCACCATGGCCATTTAGAACCAAACCGATTCTCTGACTAGGGTGGGTGTGTAGGGTTTGAGACATCTTTGCGGGAAAGTGTGTGTAGTTGACAACAGGCAGACCCGCACGAGGTGGACTGATTGCATTGCTGTTAGTACCACCATCCATGTAAGACAAGTTTCCTGTCGTTAGACCGTCTGTGACATACATGCTTTCTTCGTTTAGGTTCAACCCTGAGAACCTAATATCCACAACCGTAGATGTTTGTTTATGTAACTTTGCCCAAGGACTCTTACAATTGGTTTGTAATGCGTTACATTGTAACCCACCCATGTTAATTGTATCGGTGTGGATTGATGCGTCGAGAGATAGAATGTATCTTGTACCCTCGTGTTCAGGCATTGTTATGTTGTCGTTCATACCCTTCCAGACATGAACCTGATACTGCCAAATGTTCGTGACATTTGTAATTGAGTTATGTGATAGATCGTTCATCATAATGTTAGTCCCGTAGCTTCTAGAATTTCATCTGGTACAAATGGAACATCCATTCTTTCTGGATGCCATACTATAGCACAGATGTTATCCTTGATCCAAGACTCGCAGTCTCCTTCGGGATCGGTACAGAGAATCTGTGCGCCGGGTGGTTTGTTCTTTATGAAGACGGTGTGGGAACTATTAACTGTAACTTCTCTACCTTGTGTTTCATAGTAGTTGGTATGTTCTGAGAAGAAGTGTTGTTCTTTATCGCCGTCAACTTGTCCACCCAAAATGTGGGTAAGTAAGAAGGCACCATGACAAATACCCAGAACAGGTTTGCCCATTGATACCATTGAGGTTGCTATTTCGGTTTCGGTGATGACACGAATGTCTTCGTTCCTACCACCAGTTATGATCAGAAGGTCTAACTCTTCAGCAAGTCCGTCATAATCTAAGTCCTTTCTGTTCGGAACAGGAATCAACGTGTGACCTTTGGTCAGAGGTGAATCATACCACCCATGATCAGTGAAGTCACCCGTGATTCCAGATCGTTCCGAATAAAGGACTACTCTTTGAGTCAGTCCAATTTTCATAATCTATTACCAGCCGTAGGCTTCGTTTACTAGTTCTCTTGATCCGTTAGCTTCTACTGTGTTTGCACACGAGATTTCGAAAAGGTCTTTACGCATCTTCTCAACAACTGATTTAACACGTGATTGTGTTTCTTCATCTGTTGCAAGTTTACGCAACTTCCATCCACCAATAGAGGAATGGAAACCTTCATCCTTTGCGATTGTACGATAACGACTAGAAATAAATTCATCCTTGATCGTATCTGCCATTTGATTCCAGACCGCTTCCGCACGTCCTTCCGCAACTAACTGATAGGCAGCAAGAACTGCTTCATCATTCTCCGCATCGTACTTCTCTAGAAGTGTTGCACCTTTTGCTGTGTCTGCTTGACGTTCTGCTTCAAGCGCTTCAGCAACATTAATCTCTTCACCCTTAATATGTTCGATTACTTCTTTAACCATACGATAGTGCTTTGCTTCATCAGCTGCTTGTCTGGTTAGAAGTTCAAGTTCTTTAGGGTCTGCATTATCGTCTACCTTGGCGATCTGTGCAGAGATTTCTGTCATGTTCATTCTTTCATTAACCATACGGCCAATGAAGTGATCAACCATTTCTTCTTCAGGTAGGTCACCTTCGAAGTAGGCTTTGACATTCATTTTAGACGCTTCGAAAAGCGCTTGGTTTTCTTTGCGAAGTTGATTCACAAATTCTTTAGGTTGTTGCATAGGGTTCTCCTTTAAATTCACACTCTTAATATAGATAGTTCACCTTGTGCTATTTATAACAATTTCTTTCTCAAACATCATGAGAATTTCATCATTTCTTTTTCGATACTCTAGTATCTTCTGTTCATACTTATCAAAGATTGTCTCTGTCGGTAATCCGTATAGAAACAAATCCGCATAGTTGATTATCTCTAACTTACTATGTTTCTCAATCTCTTCATGGTTGATGACTAGATTCCTATACTGGTTCTTCACCCATACTTCAGCGGGTCGTTTTTCTTTCCCGTCTTTAAGCCAGGCGTTTCTATATCCATAGATGTTACGCTCTAGAGACCATTCATCTCTGCCATGTTTCACGTATTGTAACACGGCAAGACTATACTTGTCAACAATATTATGAGGAACCTCTACACCAGAATCGTCAATCAACTTGCGGTCATCCTCAGACATACTTAACCTTGGAGATAACCACTTCTTTATGAACATAAGTTCTAGGGTGTATTCAAATGAGTCATCATCACTTGCGTCGATGACATATGTGATAGGCACATCGTAGTGGGGTAGATAGTTTTCTATGTTTTGTTTTGCAACCAAGATAGTTCTATCGTCTACCTCTAGGGGTTCGGTAGTCCCATCAAGTTGGCGACAGTGAAGAGACCCACCGTACTCGTTCCAGAGTACGTTTCTCTTGCAGCCGGGGTTAGTTGGCCACTTACCAGATTCATCTTCGGTAGTGGGATAAATTAACTCAGTAAGAAACATACCCCCAGCACCAGACGGGTACTGTAATGCAAATTTTACTTTGGGTTTCATAGTCCACGCATTAACTCTTTAATGTTTTCTCCTCCGTCAGGCAACTTGTCCTTCAGGAAGAAGTGAATGAACTCACAGTTATCTAAGTTTTTTACAGCAGTATACAATCCATTCCACTTAGGATTCATATGTCGAACAGGTACTTTATACTTCTTTAGAAAATAGTTCAGTAGTGTCTGATCGGTAGACCACTTCCATGCACCTTTACCGTCAACAAAGTCTTTGAACTCTGAACGTTCAATAAATTGTTTACCAGACTGTCCCTTCAAAAATGGTAGGAAACTCTCAGAATTTAAAAGTATCATACCCATATTGAAGAACTCAAATCCGTGTTGATTCGGTCTGAAGTCAATCTTGTTTGTATGCAAGTGTCCATACTGCATCATTGAGTAGTTCTGTATTTTGTTTACATACCAAGGTTCAATATGCATGTCACGTTCACAGACAGCCCCGAAGGCATGTTCCGTTCCAAAGTCTTCGAAGATATTTGGTGCGTCCGGTTTGATGTAGATGTCTGCATCTATGATTGCGATCTGATCGTAGTTGGGTAGGTAATCAAAGGCCACTTCTTTCTCAAAGATGGGTAGATAACCACCATACTTCTCAAAAGACTCACGAGACCGGCCCATGTTAAATGGATCGGGTGCAATACGATACACCGGAGAACGTTGCACATAATGTACAATATCATGCTTTTGGCAATAATAAGAAACACTTTCAATACAGTGTTCGTATAATTTAGAAGGTTTACCTACGGCAACCTGATAGATCATTCGCTTCATTAATATAGTTTCTCTATCTGATAATCAAATGGTGCTGTTGTTTTGATTTCAAGGGACTTACCATTAGTCTGTGTACCCTTAAAATGTGTTTGTGTTTTCTTGGAAATAGACTTCATCCTGTAGACTCTTTTGGTAGTCTTGGGGTCAAAATCTGTACCGCCTTTATACCATACGGTCAGTTCGTACTCTTCAAGGAATAAGGTCTTTAACCATTCTATTAATTTTTTCATGTTATCTCCCGATAGTCATTCAGATCGAAATCTGTACCATGCATCTTATATAGGTCTCTCTCATGGTTTGTCCAAACTAATACTTCCGGATCGTCAATTAAGAAGTCACAAGACTTACAGTAATCTGGATAGTTGCCTGTTCGATGACCCTCACGTAACGCAGAGTACTCAGGGCCACGAATAACCTCTTCGATTGTATTCTCAGAAGTGTGACCTAGAACTGCCTCTTCGTCTTGACCTAATACTTGACAACAGGGTGCTACTGCACCACTCTTACCATCTAGACCACCTGCTCGAATAACAACGTCAGGAGAAAAAGGCCTACCGCAACTCTTGACCCCGCCTTCTCTATCGTAGGAAGGTTTGTAGACTCCGCTCCAGTTATGCATCTTCCAGATTTCTGTTTTGATACCAAGTTCTGCCACAAGTTCTTTATATTGTTCCAACTCTTTATCAATGTTATCGTTATCAGTGATAAGATGATAGGTAGCAATAACACATTTACTTCCTGTTTTGTTAACGTAATCTACCATCTCACGGATGTTCTGTTTAATTTCGTGATACTGTCCGTGGATTGTATTGTACATCCACTTAGAGTAATCCTGTTCGTCTGATCCAATGAATGAGAATCTGTAGAAGTCAAGGCCTGCATCAACACAGTCACGCATGAACTTACCCTTCATTCGAAATCCATTAGAGAATGCGAAACAACTTGCGCCATACTTCTTAACAATCTTGACATACTCAGGCATGTTTCTATTGAGTGTGGGTTCACCGGAACCCTCCAGATTGACAACACGTAAACCATGTTGAGCACAATCCTTTACGTTCTTTTCGAACTCCTCCAATCCCATCTTTGCGAGGAATCTCTTATCTCTTCCACCAGTCCTTCTGTCCTGTGGACACATACTACACGAATAGTTACAACCACCGTTTATCTCTATAACGGCTCGATCAATGCTAATGTCATTCATTTTATAATACTTCTCATTTCATTTTCATATTTAACTGCTTTGTATTTACTATGACCCAGCAGTTCTTTGGGTCTGTTTAACCACCACCAGATATCTTTACCAAACTGTTTAATCTGTTCTGGTGAGTGATCGGGATTAATTCTTATTGCATGATCGGTGTGGTATTTAGTTACTCCCTCTTTACTGATCACTGCAAGAGGCTTAGCAAAGTTCTTTGCAACGTAATGCCACATACCATCATAACAAAGCACGAGTCTACATGTAGATATGTGATATACAACTTCTCTTACAGGAGTTCTGTAACACAACTCAACTACATCTAATCCCGCTCGGCGTAGTTTCTGTATTATAACATCCCAATCAAGCTTTGTCAACTTAGTTTTCCAGCCTCTTGGTTTTTCCGCATTGAACAGTGGTGTCCAGACTACAACCTTGTTTCTTACTGTATCTCTGAACGCTTCTTTTCGAAACAACCAATCATTGTCCGGAGACCTGTCACCTTTCCCGTCTGACCATCTACCATTCTCGAACCAGAAACGAGCCTTCCAATCGCTGGTGTCTTCGCCTCTTTCTTTCGGGTGCATGATTCTTTTGATTGAATTTTCAACCACAACGTCATCATCATACTTCCAATCAGTATATCTATCACCAGAATAAAAGACGTGCGAAACCTCTACATCATCTTTCTTCGCATAAAGCGAGTGGATGTAGTCCATTCTTTCTATAATAGTTTCGGGGTCTTCGAAGTGATGTAAATGATCTGGGCCATGTTCCCAGTGCATCTCTAAGTTGACTTTTGTTTTCTGAGTGTGAGCGTGAAGGTGGACACAGTTAAGTGCCCACATGAAATCACCTACGCCTGGCGTTCCTCTCCATGTCACCTTTTCCATAACCATAGTTCATCCTGTTACTTGCCTTTACTAAATGCTTGTGCACCAAAGAATGCAGCCACAATACCAGCAACCGCTACAAAGTATGTAGGGGCCATATCACCTAGTGTTTTTGCTGCTTGATCTAGACCCACAAGTGAGGCAATTACCACCGCAAACGGATACAACAATAAACCAAACAAGGCGAACCATGTCATGTTACGTTGTGCATCTCGCATTGCATCTTGGTCATCAAGTTCTTTTCTTTTAGCCTCAAGATACATTGCATGTTCTTCAGAGGATACTTTACCGTCCCCATTCGAATCTGCGGGATGGAATTCTTTCGTTTTTACTTCTTCTTCTGCCATTAGAATACCCTTATGTTATATTTACTCTGCCAGATTTTGGCATCTGCTTCATCATCTACCATTGGTCTCCCACGGATGTTCAAGCTAGTATTTAGTAACATTGGCACTCCAGTGCGCTCATAATATTCTTCTATAATCTTTCTGAATATAGACTGACAATCTTTACGTACAACCTGTACACGTGCGGTTCCATCTACGTGAATCACGGACTTATAGTCATGTAGTGCTTTAGATGTGAACTGCATATACTCATTTGTTGGCCCTTCGAAGTACTCATCTACATACTCTTCAAGGATGGCAGGGGCAAAAGGTCGGTACTTCTGCCTTTGTTTGATTTCGTTTACTGTGTCCTTGACATCATATCGGACATCTGCAATTAAGGATCGATTACCTAGTGCACGTGGGCCAAACTCTGCACGTCCATTTGCAACACCACATACTTTGTCTGATAACAAGTAATCTACAACCTCCGTTGGGTTGATCTCACGGTCAATATTAGTCCCCATGTATGGAGTCCAGATTAGTTTGTTTCCACCCGTCTCTTCTGCCCAAGTCTTTGCAGCTGCACCTAGAGAAGACCCTGAGTCCGCTGGTGCGATTGCAATATGTACCTCATCAAATAGTTCGTGAAGTAGACTATTGACCACAACATTCTGTGCACACCCTCCGGAATAAACTAACTTTGATCCATGTTTACGTGCCTCACGCATGATCTCCATGATAGCCTTTTCTGTAAACTTCTGTACAGATGCAGCTGCGTTTTCTGGTGTTGTACGTAAACACCTACGTATAAGTGCAGCGGTGAAAGACTTTCTTTGTTTTTCTCTTGCGGAATTCTCTGAGGATATCCTGACACCCTCCATGAGTTCTCTCGCTTCGTCTGTGAATTGGTGGTACTGTTCGTAAATCCAGTCGGAGAACTCATCCTCTCCATAAGAACTTAGTCCCATAACAACATACTCATCCTCAAGGGGACGCAGTTTAAGGGCCTTTGTAACTATACTGTAGATGATTCCTATTGACTTAGGATAGTGCCACTCTTTGATTATGTTGAACTTAGAGTCCATGATAACGGAACACTGGACTTCTCCAGCACCATCAATAGATACACATACGGTATCATCCATAGAGTCCCAAGGGCGGGTGTATAGTGCGCCTGCACAATGTGATTCATGATGTAAATGAAACTGGTCGTATACTAGACCTTCATGTATAGGAACCCTGGCTGAATACTTCTGGACATCGCTTTCACCTCTCCACCTTATAAAGTGTTTGTCATCAGCGTCTCTGAAACGCATGTTATCATCTCTGACACCACCATCTACGTTGATTCCACCACGTTTACCAAACTTCAATGCCCAATCTTCATAGAAAGAAATTTTTTCGTCTGGTTTTTGGCCGACAAAATCCCAGAGTTTTTCTGGGATTGTCGCATCGTTCTTTTTCTTTGACCAGCGTTCTGCATGTGTAGCATAAGAGACAGTGCCATCCTCTTCGATAACACTGACTCCCGCATCATGATAGAACTCTGAGAATCCTACATATCGTGTCATTTAACCCTCTAGATATTCATAGATGTCCTTCCATCCCTTCATGAGAGGCAGTTCATTTCTATGCATGTTATAACCATGTTCCATTATAACACTATCTAGTCCGGCCTTATCTCCGACTAATGCGTTTTCTACTTTATCTTCAACCCAGAGGTATCCAGTATCCTTGTACTCTGCAAGGGCTTCGTCCTTGTCAGCACCAGTGTCTAAGTAGACATACTTTTCAAACGCAGTCTCTCCAAACAACTTCTTAAGGTTTTGGGTTCTGAGTTCTCCCGCATGGGGATCAAGACTCAAACTAGTAATCGCATGGAATACGTATCCATACTCTTCATGCAGTTTTCTTACATAGTGGATAGCGTCTCTAAGGGGTGGTAAAAACCCAATAGCCGCACTCTCATTGAACTGTCTTACGAGTCTTTTACTCGCATCTCTATCAATACCATATGCTTTGTGGACTGTATAAACGTCCTCAACTTTCTTATGGCCATGCTGTTCCATCCAAATGTTGAACGCATAACCCCAGTTAAGGAGTACGCCGTCAACATCAGTCAGAATTACCTTTTCGTAATCTGCTTTCATTTTTCTTGTTTCCATAATAACTCCCAATTACTAATACATTATAGGTCATATCGGGAGTTTTGGCAAGCGTTTTATTCAAATATTTTGAACTTATTTTCGTGGTAATGGTTAATCATATCGACCTTCCATTCACCGCCCGTGTAGTGACACATCTTAGCCTTTTCAAAGAATTCGTCCTCAGTCGCATAGTGCGGGGAATCATTCCATGTCTGGTCTAGGATTAGATTGAGGTCAAAGTCATGTTTGACAAACTGACCTGATAGGTAGGGTTGATCGTTCATTAGGGACATGTGTATTTGAGGCCCTTCGAAGTACCATTCTTTCCAATCATCAAACACCTCACGTGCACGTAAGCGAGCCTGTTTAGACCAAACCACTACTCCAGTATTCATTATCTGAATTTTACTTGGTCGATTTGGAGGCATTGCGGGTGTGATGGGTATGCCGTGATGTTCGAACTTTCTGACTTGATCGTTGTAGGTACTCTCTTTGTAGTCCCAACCATTATATCCACCACCACTTGCAGTCCGGATATCACTTTCTAGAATACCTGTTACATCCCCCTCGTGGATATCAAAGATACTCTCATCGGTGTTTACTACAATATCAGTATCCGCAAAGAACACGTTATCGTATTCATCAAAGATAGGATCGTAGATTAACCGTAGACATTCAAAGAGACATACGGTGGTGTCCCTCTCATACTCATCTTTGGTATACACCGCTTGGTCTGAATACAAGTAATCAGCACCAATCTTATCGGCATATATCTCAAACGATTTACGAGAGATGTCAGCGCATTCACTATAAATCTTAGAACGTGATTGTCCTAAGATAGGCCCTCTCTGTTCATCCAGATCGGGGTTGAGGATCATGTACTGAAATATCAAGTTTTTCACTGATCCTTCTTTTTCCTTCGACATTATGTATTTTCCCTACGTACCCTTCTTTTGAGTACTGTTTATGTTTATTCCGCTTTTTGTTGCGGGAATCAAATCGGCTGTATTTAGCCATGGCCACTCAGACCCTCTTGTTGCTAAGAAACTGTGTAATTAATAATGGATATTGAACTATACATGACAAACATTGCGCCTGCAATCAATAAGACTGGGTAGACGCAATTTGCCTTTAATGGATTTTCTCGTACCCATTTTTCAAACTCTTTTTCGTTCACACCTGTTCCATTCGGGACATTAATCTTTCTGCCCTGTTTGTGACCTGTCTATACCAACGACTGTCACGTCCTTCCACTGCAGCTGTCTTCCAATCGCCTTCTAACACGGCTGCATTGAATTTTTTAAAACCACTGAGACGTGTGCGTCCCATGTTGAACATCATATTAACCAAGACCTGCTGGACTTCTGAGGGTAGCTCACCAAACTCCCGTTCTCCGTATAGAGCGAAACACTCTGAGATGGCAATATCAAGGTCTCCATCGAAACAACTCCTGACTCTTTCTTCACTAACTGCTGTTCCAATTGGCCTTCCATATTCCTCGTCACTTTCTTTGATAAGGTGACCGACTCCAAAGGTAGCGTACCCAAGATGGTCGTTATAGATGACATATTCTACTCCTTCGTCGATTTTTAATTGTTCAAATATCGCTTCTTTTGTTTGTTCAGTTATCATTTGTTACTCCTAACATTTCTTTCGTCATGATGTAGTCACGTACAAAATCAGACCGTACAATGTCTGACCACGTGAAGTTCACCGTTGTGAAGTTATTTAGGTGATCTATAACGTGAAGAAACTTTGCAAGACCACTTTTATCATTGGACTTGACAAAATCACTCTGGTAGTAATCACCACAGAAAATAATCCTACAGTTTTGACCCACTCGTGTAATTATCGAATCCAACTCGTGGAACGTCAAGTTCTGCATTTCGTCTACAACCAACACGCAGTCGGTAAACGTAAGCCCACGTAGAAAAGATGTGGATGAGAATTCAATGAGGTTTTGTTTGGTCAACTTATCATACGCTAGTGAATCGTCAAACAGTTCAGAACAGATCGCTCGATAGGGGCCTGTATATGCATCTACTTTCTCTTCGATACTGCCAGGCAGAAACCCTATTTCACGGGTAGGTACAATAGAACGAACCACCACCACTCTTTCGATGGCGGGGTTACCTTTGTCTAACGCTTGTTCTAACGCCAAGTATAAAGCGGAGAAGGTTTTACCCGTACCCGCACTTCCAGCCATTACAATGTGATTCCCTTCATCCCACGACTTATACACCGTCTCTTGTGCGGCGGTGATCGGTTCGAATGTTAGGAGATCATCAATGCGTAGTTTTTGAGGCATTGTTGATTGTGGTCTCATGTGTTTATTGTGTTCCCTCTACCTGAGCCTTTTTTCATGCGGTCAAGATGGTTCTCCCAGTCTTTACCAGCGGTACGCATTGCGGATTTTGTTCCGGATATGGTTGCAGGCGCAGAGAGAAGCACCTGTTCTAGGTTTGGGTTATCAGTTTTGTACTGATCTAAATCGGAAATCCGAAGAGATACTTCAGTAACCTCTCCGGACTCCTTGTCCTTAAAATTGTAAAATGGCATTTATATACTTCACTCTTAATCGCAAAATCTCACCTACGACAACCTTGTTGGTTGAAGAGATAGGATCACCCCCTTAGTTCAAAGTTTGAATAGTCTGGTTAAGAAAGTCTCGCTTCTCCATAAGCTTATGGGCTTTACTTTCCTTTCCCTTTTTCTTAAGTCTCGTGATGTAGTAATTAATCTCACGAGAATCTTTTTTTAACCGTTCTATTTGGGCTGCTGTCATCCGCACTCCTTGTTAGTTAATGGATTATTTTTGGATTAAGTTGGGAAATGCCTCCTGTACTAGTTTTTTAGTTAAGCCTTTGATGGGTGATTTTTTATTCACCATCGCCAATACCCACAGAGCGTCATCGGGATGAACACTCTCAAGGATTCCGATAAAAAGATTTTCCCTCTTCCATGCGGGCTGGGAATCGCCTGGCCCACCTTTGACAAAGTAGCCAAACTCTTTATGTTTTTTGAGAAGCGTGGAAGGGATTGACTCCGGAATATTCGGTGTATAAGGTGGTTTGCCTTTGGGGAGAGTGAACTCCAGTGTATCATCAAACATTCCTCTGAGAATATCCCTTACAGCAGGGATACCGTGTTGTTTCAAAATCTCAATACGTTTTTTACGAGACTTTTCTAATTCGAACTTTTCGAATATTTCAAAAACCTGAATGGGTTGCATTTTCTAACCTCACTATACTATATAGTCTTTTTGACCCTCTCACTCGCCACTAAGTAAGAGAATTCATCAATATCTGAGACGATTTCATTGTAGTAATCGTCACAAGTTTCCTTAGCATATGCTGCCTCAAACTCAGGCCTACCCTGAGAAATGAAACTCTCATATACCTTTTCCTTACAGATATGTAGGGGTTCGTTAAAGTTCTCTTCAACCGCCGTTTGCACATCCAAAACAAAAGCACCTATCTTGCTCATTACGCTACCTCACTATATGCTGGTTCAACACCAGATTCAACAATTTGTTCAACTATCTCTGAAGCGTTATAGTCAAACCCACCAATGTTCCACTCAACCTCTTCAACAGGGATGTACCCATATTTCCAAGCGTAGATGGAGACCTGTTCATAAGACCAGTCATCTTCATCCTCAGCGAAATCATCTAAAACCTTGACGTTCAGAACCCACTCGCAAGAAACTTTTGCGTAGGGATCAGCATCAGAATAAGATGGTGGCCCAAACAAAGCGACCAAATCGTCATACTTTGCCTTAATGTGGCCCTTCAAACATGACCCGCTTCTATTGAAACTGTCATAAACGTCATACTCAATTACTTTCATAAAATACCTCTCTCATAATCAATACAAGTATTATACACCATTATACAACACTTGGCAAATAAAAAAAGGGCAGGGCGACAGGGTTTGCATGTCCCGAGCTTCCGGCTGAGTCCCCATCTTTCGACAGGGACATACCCAAAAATTGGCCCGCTAGAAGAGATTCGAACTCCTGACCCTTGGTTTCGTAGACCAATGCTCTATCCATCTGAGCTACTAGCGGGTGCTTCATTAGTTACTGAACTCCCTGAACTGTTCAGTCCAAGCGATAAAAATTTCTTTCGCTTCTTCCTTGTCTAGACCGAATGATTCCATCAAAACACGTGAAGCTCCGAACATGTTGATCTGTCCGGACTCACGTAGTTCATTCAAAAATTCAAAGTAGAATTCCATTACTTGGTTCCCATAACCTTGTTATCCTTGAAGTAGACACCAGCAGGCGCTACCAACTTGCCGATGATGGCCCAGTCTTCTGCCTTAAGAGCAGCGACATAGTTACCACCAGCGTCAGCGAACTTCTTTCCAAGTTCGTTATAGTCGTTGAGGAATTCAACCGCCTCAATTACAGTCGCAAATTCTTTAGAGTCTTTTGCGTTAGACATTTTTGGTTTTGCTAAAAACATATTCACCTCTCTCATTAAACCGCATAAACATCGATGTCAACGTAGTGCTTCCTGTGGAAGTAGTCCGTCATCGCATCGTCATTGTTGAAGTAGTTCTCACCTTTCAAGGCAGTCATCAACTTCTCAAGCATCTCAACCACAACAGGTTGATCAGCATAGTGTTCTTGGAACCAGTAAGGGTTAATGCTCTTACCCCACTTCGCTTCGTACTCATCAGTGATGTTGAACATCCCAGCAACGTCCTTCAACTTAAGAACGATAGTGCTGTGGTTCCTGATACCCAAAGTACCTTTCTGTCCGTATTCTTTCAGGATTTTCTTAACAACCGGAGCGATTGCCTTTTTCTCTTCTTGATTTATGTAAGCCATAATGTATTCTCTCTCAATTTTTGGAAGGGGTCATTCCCAACCAACACGTATATAATACCACAACTGGCGCCAATGGCAACACTTTTTTTGAAAAAAAGCGCACTTTTTTTAGAACTTTTTGTTCTAAAAATCATCCTTGTTAGGTCTAAATTGTGGTGGTAATTCGTTGATCCACAGGGTGTCAAACTGATCACGGTTAGACCACGCACCCCATAACATGAGTCCAATACCCACTAGTAACCAGATAACCGTTCCTACGAGACTAGGCGGGTCGCCAGCGACACAATCTGCAGCTGCGTAACACTCATCCCAAAAATCTTGATTACCTACCGTTCCCAGTACAATAAAGAATCCAATAAAAATCCTGATCATTTCGGCACCTCGTTTATGTGATAGACCCTGAAAGTATCAAAGTCTTTGTATTCTGGTTGCTGGAGTAGTTCCTTACCGGCGTCTACAAATTCAGAGCTTTTGTACTTTTTCTTGAGAATCTTCTCATAGTACGGTGTAATCGATATCAGTGCAATGCACCACTCTTTCTTCTCTCTAGGCACAGTCCCACTCCACAACTACGTAGTTGTTGATTGCGTTAACTTCTGCATACTCAACAGCTTCTTCTTCGCTAGCGAAACATTCCTCGTAGAAGACTTCTCCTTCGATCTCCAAATAATAGACTAAATCTTTCACATCTTTACTCCATGACTCCTATGTCATAACCAATTTCAATATACATTATAGGTGATTCTTGCTGTAAAGGCAAGCGTTTTTCTAAACTTTTTTTAGACTTTTTTGTTATAAGCAACGTCCAAATACCCACGTAATTGATCCATATTCAGCTTAGTATCTTGGTAGAAAGGGGTCAGATCAAGGTCTTCCGGTATGGTATCAGCCAACTCCGGATTCCCCTGTTGTATTACTCTCCCAACAAAATAGTATTTATCTCCACGTTGTTCTACAAGATCACCCATTTCACGAGTCCAGTCATCACAGGATACCTGAAGTCTCGTGCCGTTGAATCGGACATCATAATAGTCATCCGGTACAGAACCAAGACACCAATCAGAATCCTCATCTTCAGGTAGGTATCTTACCAGAAGAGGTATGGCTGTGTCAATAGACCCGTAGTGTTGAAGGAAGGATATATTGTGGTTTAGACACATCGTATTGTATTCAGGCCCCATAGTGAACCCAGACATATTCATGAGAACATTGTTTTCAAAGTAAGGATCGGAAGATAGTATCCATTTGAGAACATCCCTATTCGGAACGATCATATGGGATATGTGTTTGGAATTCACGAACCGATAGAACTCTTTTGAAGATGTGCCGTGCCACTCATTCCTATCCGCAAGTGTGATGTTGTAATGTTTCTTGGATACCATCAATGATGGTATGAGATCGGTAATCATTGCACTCGCATGGTGCATGTTCTTGGTGTGCAATACAACAGAGTCCTGTTCAAATTTAAAGATGTCGATATTGCGTTTACTCATATCGTACACTTCTTTGTGTGAGAAGGTAATCTGTCTAGAGAACTTTGTGGTTCCGGAAGTACTTGATATTAGGAAATCATCCTCCGGTTGGACTTCCCACGGTTGGATATTTTTATTTACCAGATCGGCCACTTGGGGTGGACTGATCTTCTCCCCACCATACTGGTTTATCATCTCCAAATGTAACCCATCATAAAGGGTATCACCACTACCATCATCAAGACAAAACCTCGCAGGCCCGAATCTGGCGAGTTTGGTGAAGGGTAATGACTCCTTTTTTGCGGGTGAGTCTAAAAGTATGACACGTAAACCCAACTCAGCGCAGGCGAACAATGCACTCACGTGCCAGTGGTTTACGTTAAGGATAGAGATTGCAACAAGGTCTCCCTTCTTCGCACGTCTCTTTACTAGACATTGTTTCCACCTATTGATCAAACTTTCAAGGTGATCATAGGTGAACGAATCGTTGTATTCAATTTCTTTGTTTATTAACTTTCTATTAATCTTCACATTCTTTCCATTTCTTTACATTTCGAACACTTACCACATGCCTTAGAGTTTTTCGATGTGCATGTTCTTATATGGGGTCTGACCTCTTTAGGGATCATTAACCACTGTTCTTTCTTACTTAGATGTTCCAATGGAGCGGACATCTCACTCTCAAACCCAAAGAGTTTACCTTGTTGTTTGCAATAATTTTGTGCAACTTCCCATGTATCTGCATTACCATCCGAACTGTTTTTACCTATGTAGATATCTTTGCACCAAGGGTTGACAATCTGAGTCATGAAGGCCATACTAGTCCACAAGGGTAGGACAGGGTATCCACCACCAAACTTTCTGTGTTTCCAGAACTCGGCGGTCTTCTTCACATCGGGGATTGATGATTTACATTCGATGAAACTTACTTCAACACCAAGCATATCAGACATACGTTCTACTGCATATGTCTCAAACGTATTGGCTTGAATGTCGTTGTTATAGATTTCTAAATGGATTATAAGAGGGTTTCTTTTTTCTAGTACAAGTTGATGTACTAGTGAGGTGCTTTCTACACCCCCAGACCAAGCGACTATACAATCATGATTTGAGGTGTTTGATATGGCTTGCATGAATCTTACATCCTATAAATTCGTTGTAGTACTCATCACTGAGTAACACATCGTTTTCAAATTGAAGTTTGGCTTCGTAGTATGAACACTCACCTTTTGTTTTACACAAACGGAGTATTTCACGATGGTATACATCCTTACCATTCTTCTCAACCAACATTTTCAATTCCTCGTTAGAACCGTAGTAGTCCTGCCAATCAGACATCACTATCTTCTTTCTCTTACGAGTTTTACCCTTCAACGGTGGAAGAGTTCTTTTAGACCAAAAGAATTTCTTACCGATATATTTCTTTCCGGTAGCTCTGTTGGTTATACAATATACGAATCCGTAATTGTCTCCAACGTCTTCTTCAGTGAAGAAGTTTGCGTGTTCTCGATAGTACCACATAATTACTATATAGTACCATCGCTATCTCCTAGATATTCTACCTCAGCCTCTTCTCCACACATTGGGCAGAAGATGGGTTTGTCATCGTCGTAGTTACAAACTACTCTGGTAATACTGTCACAAATCGCACATTCTAATTCGAATATATACGACTCCATCAAGCGGCACAACCTTGCCCGTCTAATCCACAGACTTCTGGTTCAGGTTCTTCCCAACCCCAATCACCTTCCATTCCATTGACGGAATACTCAGTGACTCTCTTCTCAAAGAAGTTATCGTGGGATGCGCCGTTCAGTACCCAGTCCAACCACGGTAGTGGATTGTCCTTTTGACGGAACTTTGTTTTCATACCAAGTTGTAACAATCTACGATCTGCAATGTGTCGGATGTACGCACGTACTTCCTTAATAGACAAACCTTCTACCTTGTTACCTTTGAATGCAAGTTCAATAAACTTATCTTCCAATGCAACCGCAGTTTTGGCCATCTCATAGATTTTAGACTTCAATTCGTCGTTAACGATACGAGGATGTTCCTCTGTAAATGTTCTGAATAGTTTTGCGTTACCCTGTACATGTAGAGTTTCGTCTCTAATAGACCACTCAACAATCGTACCCATACCTTTCATTTTACCGAAACGTTGGAAGTTCAACAACATCACGAATGATGAGAACAGTGACATACCTTCATTGAATACAGACTGGGCCAATGCAAGTGCAAGACCTGTATGTGTATTAGTATCACCCTCTTTCATGAAGTCAACCTTGTCGGCCATCTCCTTGAACTCTAGGAATTTGTGATACTCTTCGTCGGGTAATCCTAACGTATCATTCAACAGTGCATAGGCACGTTGATGGACTGCTTCACGTCCTGCGAATGATGATAACATGTTGCGGACTTCATTGTTCTTAAACTTAGGAATCAACAGTTCGTGATAGTTCTCTCCAACCTGTACATCTGACTGTGTGAACAATCGTAGGATGTGGGTGATAAACTCTTTCTCTTGACTGGATAGTTTGGTCTTCCAGTCCTGTACGTCTTCGGATAGTTCTGCTTCATCTTCAATCCAATGTACCTCTTCATGTTTCTTCGATAACTCAACCGCCCACGGGTACTTGAACGGTTTGTATGTTGTACTAAATTCTAATAATGCCATTTATCCCTCGCAAGCTTTACATTCGTCGCCTTCATCTAGACCATCTAGTTCAGCGGTTTTGTTTAAATATTTCATCAACTCTTCGTAACCACCCACATACTCACCTTCAAGGTAAACTTGCGGAACGGTCTTTACTTTTCTACCTGTTACTTCAGCGGCAGTTTTACCTACCTCTTCTAGATCGATATAATCAAATGGAATACCACGTAGATTTAATTCGTCCTTAGTCATTTCACAGAAAGGACAGTTCTTCTTACCATACACCAAGGTACGGTTATCATCTTCAAGTGCTACTCTCTCTACCTTTTCAGACACATTCTCCGCACGAGAACTTGATTCTGTACGTAGGTAGTAGAGTCCTTTGAGACCGGATTCCCATGCCTTCAAGTGCACCTTGTTGACATAAGACTTCTGGACACCAGACGGGAAGAAAAGATTCACAGATTGACCTTGACAAATATGAGGTTGTCTATCAGCCGCATGTTTGATAATCCATGTTTGATCTAATTCTTGTGCAGTCTTATATATGCTTTTCTCACCTTCAGTGAGTTCTGGTAAATGTTGCACCGAACCTTTACTAGTAATAATAGACTTCCAGATCGAATCAGTATTTATACCCCGCTCGGTAAGTAATTTGTCAAGATACTTGTTCTTCACCAAAAAACTTCCCGCTCGGGTTCGATGCGTGTACGCATTTGCCTTCAAAGGTTCAATAGATGGACTCGTTGATAGGATTACGCCACTTGAGGCATTAGGAGCAATTGCAAGAAGATGGGCGTTACGTTGTCCACTTCCCACCCCATCAGGGTACTCTCCTCTTTCAGTTGCCAATAGAGCAGACTGTTTCGATGCCTGATCCTTAATTCTTTCGAACACAACCTTATTGATATCTCTAGCTCTCTCGGACTCCCAAGCAACTCCGTGTTTTTGTAACAACGAGTGAAATCCCATGGCTCCAAGACCGATTGACCTTTCTCTTTCGGCGGAGTATTTGGCTCTTGTGATTGTGTCGGGTGCTTCGTCGATGAAGTACTGCAAGACGTTATCAAGCATAGTAATAAGATCAGCGACAATTGTAGTATCTTTCCATTCATCATAGTATTCCAAGTTTAGTGATGACAAGCAACAAACAGCAGTCCTCTCTGCACTTGTCGGTAAGTGAATTTCATTACAAAGATTCGATCCATTGATTTTGAGACCCAAGTCTTTTAGTGGTTGAGGCAAATCTTTATTTGCAGTGTCGATAAAGTTCAGGTATGGTTCACCTGTGCGAAACCGGACTTCAAGTATTCTTTCCCATAGTTTTCGTGCACTGATAGTTTCTTTTACTGAATCGTCTTTCGGGTCACGTAGTGCAAATTCTTTGTTGTCACGAACAGCTTCCATGAACTCATCGGTGATATTGATTGCGTTGTGTAGGTTCAATGCCTTACGTTGCACATCACCCGTAGGAATACGCATGTTCAAGAATTCAATAATGTCTGGATGACTCACATCCATATAGGCCGCATATGATCCTTTACGAGTCTTACCTTGACGGTAAGCAATCATATCTGCATCTACAGTGTGAAGGAAGGGAATGGGGCCTGGAGCAATCTCAGACACGGTTCGCACGTCAGACCAATGACCCCCGACACCCCCGCCGTAAACACTAAGCCAACGTAACTCAGAACTATGACCAATGAGACCTTCCAGAGTATCTGGGACATACGTAAGGAAACAGGAGATTGGCATCCCCTTTCCTTTGCCATGTCCATTCGGTGCATTAGATAGAACCGGACTTGCAAACATAAACCACTTATTACTAACATAATCATATAAGCGTTCAGAGAGTCCTTCATCCATTTCTCCCTTATATGTCGCCCATGCCTTGGCAGCACGTGCATAACCTTCTTGAGGCGAGTTTTCGTAATCGTTTAGATAGAAATCCTTTAACATACCCACAGCATAGTCTGCTAGTAGGTCATCCTTTTTCTTATTGATCTTGATCATTTTTTTCCCATTATAATTTACTGTAATCGTAGAAGGGGTCTGCTTCCGAAAACTCATACTCTTCTATAAAGACTTGTCTACCTGTCTCTATGAAGGTTTGAGCCATCTTTAACATATGCTCTTCCTGTTGATCCTCAAATATTTTGTTCTCATATAGCAAATGAGATAACATTGAGGTATGATAATTCTCCACGACAAATCTGTCGGGGTAGATGTATTTATTACTAGTGCCATCTCTACAGACGTAGACTAGTTTGTCTTTTTCATTTTCTTTTTGAAAATTTATGACCTGATCGGATTCGTCGTTATTAAAGATTACGACATAGTGTCCGGAAGGTAAAGGTGTAATATTCATACTCACTCCAATTCGAATGAGTAATTATATCAACAATAGGTGTGCTTTGTCAAGGGGTTTCATTCAGATTCACGCTTAGATTTCTCTGACCACTTCTCCATGAATCTAGACAAGACCTGAGCCATGTCTTTGCGTTTCTTCTTACGATCAAACTTCTTACGGACAACAACGGTAGAAGAATCATCTCCAGTTCCAACTACAGAACTAGTCCCAGTCATCTCTTCATAGAACTTATTAAATGATTTCATTTCGTTATCTCTCCGGTTGTGAAATATATGCGTTGTCTCGTTTTTAAATGGGTTCCTTCGTATATACTCAATCCCAACATCTCTTCAACGGGATTACCGTCTTCGATTCTAATTTGATCACCCTTACTGACAGCCTCAACAAAAGATGTTGCTGTCATGGAATCGTTCTTCATACGATATACGCCAGGCGATATCTCATTACCATGTAACATAAACCACTGAGAATCTTCAGCGAGTACGTCAAGGATATCGATACCAGTCTTTGCGTGGATTTTTTCTATGTCGGTGTCAGATAGTTCACCGTGTTCTTTGATGAGAGCGAGAGCAGCACCATAACGTGCAACGACTGACTTACCGCCAGGCGCTTTCGCCATGATCTTCTTTAGGTTAAATACGAGACGATGAAATGCGGTATAGTGATCTCTCAGAGCTTCACGATTATCCATCGTGTTGTCATCGAAATCTTTGTTTCTCTTACCGTTCTCATCTACGATACCTAGTTTAAACGCTTCGGTGTTTTCGATAGGAGTTACAAGCAACTTCAGGAATCGAATAGTGTATACTAGGTCTGCTGCAGATTTTAAGATTCCCATCTATATTCTCCTAATTTCTCTTAATCGCTCTACTGCGAGTTGATCCATAGTTACTTGTGGATATCCATGTTCGTCAATGGCTTTTAGAAAAATTAGAAATGGTTTTAATACTGGCCAGTGTTCCTTTTCTATTTTAAACTCTAGGATTTGTAATCCTGCCTCAAAACCAAATACATTAAATATAACTATAAGGTGATTCAGAATCAATCTTTCACTCAGATCACCTTGATCTTTATATCGGTTCAGTAATCTCTTTACATACTTGAACCTTTTTAAGTCCTCAAAAAACTGTTCACCGTCAATTGCCATTGGTGTATGATAATGCTTCGCAGCATATATCATTAAGTTCTTACTATTCAAATTCATTATATACCTTTCAGGATAAAATTAAGTCTATCCTTTATATAGGGGCATCAAGATAGTTTTTCTATAAGAGTCTTTTTACTATCCCAAGTGCGTACTTCAACACCACTCTGTTCTGCAAGAGCAATCAATTGAGGTTTAGTCATTCCTTCTAAACCCACGTTTCCAACAGGAGCTTCATGCAACATCTGTGGTGCTTGATGAACTACCTGTTCTGTTACTTGACTAACACCCAAATAATCGTCGATCTCACCAGAAGTAATTCTCTGAGATTTCAACAGTTCCCCCGTGACCGGATCAATCCAACCACGAGTAGTAGGTGTAGCATTAGAAGCCCATGAGGGTGGTTTAAGTGCCATAATTAGTCCTCTACTTTCTGATCTGCAACTTCTTGTGCGATTTCACCCCAAGTCTTACCAGACAATACATCCATGATCTTCTCACGTGCTGTACGAGTGTCTTCCTTTACGGGGTTGACAACATTATTGTCACCAGCCTTGTTATCGCCGGGGCGCTTCGGTGCAGGTTTGGTTGCTTTACCAGCAGCGAAGGTCTTCTTGTGACCGTCTTCTTCATCATTCTCAATTTTCTTGTCAGACTTGTCGTGTGCCTTTGCAAACTCCTTGGACTTAGGAGATTCCTTGTCATCGATCTTTTCACCTTCTTCAGGTTTTGCCTTGGCAGCTTCACCAAGTGCATCGACCAATTGATCCAAATCTTCTTTAGTAGTTACCTTCTCACCGATCTTAGAAATCTCAGCAGTCTTACCGTCTGTGTTACCGGCTACAGGCTTCTTTTTCTTCTTATCTTTTGAAAGATCAGTCTCTCCACCTTCTTGATCCTTATCGTCACTCTTCTTAGCGTCGATAGCATCGTCGGTAGCAGCACGCTTCTTGTGCAGATACTCATCTGAAGAATCTACGTCTCCATCATTGTCGATGTCCTTGTCCTTACGATCTTTGAACTTCTTATCGTTCTCTTTATCGTCTACAGGATCAAGTTTCTTTTTCTCAGAGACAACCTCAAGATATGCCTCCGCCATTTTTTTGATATCTTCCGTTCTCATTATTGTCTCCGTTACATGAACCAGAATAGTTTGATTATACCGCCGATCACACCAGTGCCGACGATCAGGGCGATTCTATTAATAATATGTACAGTCCTAGCATTATCATCTACTTTCTTTTCGATGTCATCGAGCTTCTGGGAAAATCTATTCAATCTCTCAAAGTTAGAGTGATTGTTCTTTTCGATAGCTATAAGTTTCTCCTCCGCCCGAGCAAGAGCGATCATCGCATCAGCGAGTTTATCAATCTTTTCCTCTATACGGTCAAGTCTTTTTGCTTGAGTTTGATGAGTTTCTACTGCCATTTGTGTACCTATCCCATAGAAATATAGTAATAACTTATACTATTTATATTATTTTAATTATCAACCTTAGCGCTTCCACGCCATTGATAACAACTCCAATACCTTGCTTTCCATTTAGGGCCTGGATTCGCACAATTGTGCCTTGCTCTAAATGATGCTCTCTTCTTCGGATCGTCCCGATTGATTCCCATGTTGGGATCACCAAATCGAACAACCACAACCTTGCCCTTCTCGTTCTTCACGTACACCTTGAACTTCTTATTGGGGTTCTCAGATGTACGGATAGGGTCATTCAGTTTGACCTTCTTTCCTTGATATTCCGACTCAGTTATTTCTAAGTCTTCGTAG